GTATTAGATGTCCCTGATGTAGGTGCAAAGAGATTTGTATTAACATAAAACTGTCCATAATATCCTTCATTCCCACCAGTAGTTCCTGTAAATAAAGAAAGAACTTGGCTTATTGGTGCCTTATATGATGAACCCGCAGGATTTTGTGAGGTATCACCAGTTATTACTATGTGTATTAAATCACTTGGGGTGACACCTGTAGCTAAAATTTGGTCTGTTAATAATGCCATATCAAATAATAAATATCGTCTTATTGGAATTGATAGATATCTCCACTCATAAAGAAGAAATATTCTAAATTTTGGAATTGTTTGTCTGGTCCTCCACCACCAGTACAATATATTATTTCTGAAATTGAGCAACCCAATGAATCAGTTAAGGTCAACTGTAGTGCTGGTGCAGTGTCAAATTGTGATGGTAGAATAAAAAGTACAGGAAATGTTGTGCCGCTACCAATATAGGAACAATTGTTACCGTACACATCACAAGCAGTACCACTGAATGGGGATGTAACGCCAGTTGCAGATAATATAACAACTTGATTTGGCATTTTATGTACAACTTACACAGGATATATTGTAATCAATGAGTAAATTTACAATAATCTGATTGTCCTGCAATGGATTTATGGTTGTTGTACCACAATTATCAGTAATTTGTTCACAAGATGAACTTATGTTTATTCTATTTGTTATTATGTCGTAAGTAACTCCAGATATTCCAACAAAAGAATCTAAAGTTGATACTATCGTATCTGCCCAAAGATCATCACTTGGGTAATCTGTTGCTCCCGATGAAGTGTAAAATTCTGTCTGAGCAGACTGACTACCAACTTGTGCGTAAATTGAAAAGTTTGCGGAGTTAATTATACAACCTGTATCACCACTTGTTAAATCTCCAAACCCTTCTAAATACATGGCCCTCATTGATCTTTTAGTCACCAATCCACTGTCAAAGAATTGTTCTTCACATACCGTATAATATCTATAACTTGAATATTTTTTGGTTCCTGTCAATACAATCGATTTTGTTAATGAACATCCACTTGCATCAACTACGCTAAGACTGTAAGTTCCCGCAGTCAGTCCCGTTACTGTAGATCCTGTTTGACCACCAACATTACTACTCCAAGTCAGATCAAATTCAGGTTCCCCTGATAATATAAAAGCGGTAATAGACCCGTCATTTCCTGTAATTGGGTTTTGGGGGTATAAATCAAAATAAACCCCTTGGCTGTATCCAACATAAACAGGATATGTTTGTGTGCACGAAGGTGTACTTGAGTCTTGGATTGTTAAAGTATAATTACCATATGGTAAGTTAGTAAAAGTACTTAGGGGTCCTGTATAAGTTGATGGGTTATAATTAGGTCCTGTTAATGTAAAAGTGTAGGGTAATGTTCCTCCAGTTGATGCGGTTACTTGTACGATACCATTATTGGTTCCGCAAGTTGTACCTGTAACTTGGGTAGTTGCACTATATAAACTACTTGAATTTATAGTTGTTTGTCCCGTGTAGGTACAACCAATTGATGAAACTGTATAGATGTAGGTCCCATTTGCCAACCCATAAAAAGTTTGAGTTGAGCTACCTAAACTACCAACTTGACTGATTCCTGTTGACCCTGAAATTGATATCTGCAAACTCGCTTCAGTACTTAACCCATTATCAACTATGACTTGTAAAGTTCCGTCGTTTGCTGAACATGTCGCATTTGTGGTATTTACCATGACCGAACTAAAAGAATTCGGTGTTTGTAAACTTACAGAATCGTAAATAGTACAAAGACCCGCATCTGTTACAAGAAAACTGTAAGCACCTGAGGATAATCCTGTAAACGTTACGGAAGTATCAAAAGTTACTTCAACTTGTCCTGATGAACCACTGAAAAAATAAGGCGCAGTTCCATCAACTACAATAAATTCCACAATACCATCATTAGCAAAACAAGTTGGTTGACTTATTGTGATAAATCCTCCCGATGCAAGTGGAGGTACTGTTGTGACGGTGAAAGATTGACTACCAACACATCCTTGAGAATCAGTAATTGTTGCAATATATGTTCCGCCAGTTAGACCTGTTACAGTAAATCCTGTTTGAGAACCAACATTTGTTGACCAATTTATTGTGTAAGCGGAAGTTGGTTGGGTTAATCCTGTTATAAAAACTTTTCCACTAGCACCACCAAGACAACTACCATCATTAACAACATAACCACCAAAAGTAAAACCTGTTGATGGTGTTAAAATAACTGATGCCGTTATTCCCGTACATCCACCACCATCATCCGCAACAATGTAATATGTTCCTGCCGATAAAGATAAAAATTCATAATATGAAGTTGGTGTTTGTGCCGAAATTATAAAATTATCTGAACCATCATATAAAGAAAATTTAACATTTCCGTATGCGCCAGATGTAAAACCTGTTACGGATCCGTTATTCAAACCACAAGAGGTTGGTGTACTATCTATTGTGGCTGTAGTTCCTGATGAAATGTATATTGATTGGATAATTGAATAAGATCCTGCGTCAGTAATTTGTAAAAAATACGTATCAGCAGTCAATGAGATCGCAGTATAATCGTAAGGCCCTGTTAATGCTGATGTTGGTGGTAATGTAGAATTTATACAAGTAATTGCGTATGGCGCAGTACCTCCCGTTACTCCAAAAGAAACGGCTCCTGACCCTGTATTATTACAATCACCACTTACAATTAAGTTATATACACTTATAGCCATTATCCGTTACAATATATATCGAACTCGAGTCCTACGTTTATTTGGATGTCATCAAAATTTGGTTGACAATTATTGTTAAATACGATCACCTGTTCATTATCTTCATCAATATTATAACTATATCCTGATGTTAGTAAACTACCTAATGCGGTCTGTAATGCATTGACCCATTGTGTACTTGTTGGGTATTGAGATGGCCCAACGGTTGTTAAAAATTGGTATTGTGTTAAAACAACGCTGTTAAGTCTAATATCTACATACCAATCGACCACTACAGTATTTATTTGACAAGTTGATGGATTTAATCCGTTGTCAATGTAAAATCCTTCTAAAGTTTGAGTTAAAACAACACCAAAGGATGAAGCTTGTGGATCACTGTTCCAAGGATATAATCCACAAATTACCTCTTGTACAGGACAATCAAAAACATAAAGTTCAGTCGTCAAGTTACAAGGTTTACAAGGAACTGGAATAAACTTACATCCAGGTTGTCTTCTCCAAACATATTTTTGTCTATGAAGAACTGAATTTTCCAATCTGACACCTGTGTTCCATATTGTAGTTGCAGGAACCATTTGTTCAACTAATCTTATCCAATAATCACCCATACCATTAACATAGTCTATCATGGTTTGATAGGTGAAATTATCATTTTGTATTCCTGCCAAATTTTGAGATTCTAAATATCTCCAATATATTGACTGTAAAGTTGGGTAACCTCCTGTTTTACCGTCAGTAATAAATTGACGATTACGAGTGTTGACCATATTTCTCCAAAATGTTTGGGCAAACTCAAAGAAAGTTTTTTGTTTGGGTTTTGGTACTATAGTTGTCCAATCAACTCCACCTAATTTTGGGTACGGGTTAGGTATATCACAAGGAGACGGTGGTGTGTAAAATAAACCTTGTTCAGGTATTGGGAAATTGTATTGTCTTGACATTGACCAAACATCATAAACTAATCCTTGTGCAGGATTCATCATTATGTCGGTATTTTTTACGTTCAATGTTAAACATTCTTCACCAACCTCATAGTACGCAGTAAAACCACCATCAGAACTAACTCGTAATGTAGGGTCAGTGTCTACCCAACTTTTTTTATTGTCTTGTATTCGTCTTAATTTAAACCCTAAATTCATGTATGGGAAGTTTCTATATCTACTAAGATATTCTTCACCATAATTAAAAGGTAAAAGTTGAGTTTGAAAATTTGGGTTATTACCTGTAAACACAATATTTGTTGGTACTGCGAATTCAGGCATTCTGTGATCAGGTGTTGATTCATACCAACCTCCACCAATTTGGAAGAAATACTCTTCAGTTGGTGTTGGCATTTTTGGACAACCCAAATCATCAACCGGATAGTCTCCTCTAGTAGTTAAAACATTGATATTAGTTGAAGTTGTTGTAAAACCAGTGTATTGAATTCCCTGAATTGAAAATGTATTATCCCCCTGTAAAACGGGTAATTGTTCAACATATGTACCGCCAGTAATTTGATAATATTGTTTTGTAAACTCACTCATGTTAATCCTTTGATCGGCAACATAAATGTGTTCATTGAAATCTATCAAAGCTTCAGGTGCACCAACCATTCTTAAAAGACACTCAATTGATTTTCTAGTTCCTTTGGACTTAAATAGGTACGCAGAATTCAAAATCAAGTTACGATAGAATTGGTAATTTAATTCTTCAGGTGTTGGTCCTATTTGTAAACCAGGAAATCTGTTTGGTTGAGTTGTGAATACCGCCTGTAAAAGTTCTTCATTAGATATTGGTGAGAAATTAGTAACCCACCCTAAAGTTTGAGCTAAATTTTTTAAAAGTTGAGAAGGTATGTCATTTTTAACTGTATAATGAACACTATTCATATTACCTAATGCAGATATGAATGTTTTTGTTTCGTCAAAACTTCTTCCGTAAATTTGTAATAATTTTTCAAATCTTTGATCAGGGGTGTCAAACTCTTTTAAAGCCCCTGTAGTTAAAAATCTTGATACTATATTTGTAGTATACTCATCTAAACTTGTAGCAAAATCATTTAATTGATTCAAATAATTATCAAAACTTGCACTTATGATATCTAAATTCCATAAACCAGCTCTTGGGAATGTTACTAATTCTGTTGTAATTTTGTATGTACCATTATCTTGTTCTTTTGGTACTTTTAAAGTTGCGGTGTAGGCCGGTGTGATTTGTCTATTCAACAAAAAGTTTTCAACCGCATCAAAGTTCAAATTAAAAACTCTATTAACCTCATAATTGTTTGGTCTAATAACTAAATAATCGTAAGATATTTGATTACCATTAAATGGGTTACCATCAACGATAAGTTTTAATGTGGTTGATAAACTGTCGGTTGGATAAATATAATTTACTGGATATTCATTACCACCAATAATTAAAGCATATTTCTTAAACTCTCGTTTTAAGTTTCTTAATGGAGAAACTTCATTTTCGTTGAATAAAGAATTTGTGTCTGCGTTAATTGAATAGTCTATATCAAACGGGTTTCTTATTGAAGAAAGAGTAATTTCAAAAGTTGTATCATCTTCTACCGGGTCGTAGGAAATATTTATTGCGGTTTCTTGTGTTATAAAACTGGCTGTTTGGGGAGACACCTCCAATGCCGCAGGAAAATAATTTATTATTTTTGTAATGGATACTGAAAATCTTTTTGTTAATGAACCGTATTGTGTAAAGTTAGTAACTTGTGAAAGATCATAATTAGGATAAACCCTGTAGTTGTTGGCCAATATATCCGCAGCCTCAATATTGTTTTCAATATTTATTGACTCAAGATTTATTGGGTCTGAAAATGTACCGATAGTAAATGTTCGGTTTTGTTTTTCAGTAATATTTGTTGTGAAGTTAAAATTTGCTTGCGTTAAACCACCACCAGTTACTAACTGAACACCCACCAAATTATTTGAGAATTGATTGGCTGCGCTACTCTGAGGCGGACAAGTAAATTTATTTATTGCCATTAAGCAGTTATATTATTAAAAGCTTTAGAGAAATCAATATTCTCACCACGATCTTGTCTAACTTCATAAAGTAACGTATTAAACTGATCTTTGATTTCATACAAGTTGTATTGTTTGTAAATGTTGTTATCCGAATCGTAGATTGTGTAAATACCATCTTCAATAGACTTAGTCTGATTACCGTAAAGTGCAATTGCAAGGGTTGAGATATCTTGATCAACAATTTCAATTTCAGTAGATATAGGATTAAAAAATGTATTTGTAATTATAATATTTTGATTTGGTTGTCCTATATATGGAGTGGCACTTGGTTTATTAGTGGGGGATGATGATGGTGACAACGTACAAAACAATAAATTAGTTGCTCCTTCTACATATCTATATCTGATAGATTTTTGAATTGTGTTTGTTAAGTTTTGAATGACTGGTTCACAGTAAAATGAGGAAGTTATTATTCTAAAAAAGTTAGGAATTTTTGTTCCGTCGGGATTTAAGTACTCAACTCTAAATCCTACCAATCCTTGATTAACAAATTTATTTTTATATTGTGTTGGTACATTATTCAAGTCAATGACTATACCTTTTACATTTGGTAGAGAGGATAAAACACCACAATCAGTTATTAAAGTTCTAATTTGAGCAGGTCTTATCATAAGAGTGTATATACCTAACTTATTAAATTGATCTGCCGGTAATTTCAAATTGTACAAACCACCTAAAACCTCAACAGTATCACCACCTGTAGCATCATTATTAAAATATGGTCTAAGAACGTCTTGAGCATTCAAAGTTGTAAGTGTAAAATTTTGCGTGTCGTCCCTCGATTCGGTATAAACCATAACGATTTCTACGTCTTCAGGACTAACATCTGATGGTCTTATTGTTCCGTAATTGCCTGTTGCCATTTTGTTTTTTTCTTTTTTTTAATAAATAGTTATGTTGATACTTTTTCTACATTGAAATATTTGTATCCGTATTTTTCTAAGTCCCCGACATTATCGACTTCTCCTATTCTCATTACATTTTCTAATGGTGTATACTTACCTCGTTCAATATAAACATTAGTTATAATTTCTGGTTGGTCAATGACATTTAATAAAGCCTCATTTTTTGTAATGGCACTCAATACAATTTCACCAGGTACAAGACCATAGGAATCTGTAACATAAATTGTAAAATCTTCATAATCAAAGTAGTTAATACCATTTATAGTATATGCAGAATATGTGTTTGTTTGGTCTACTCCCCAATAGGTCCCTATGGCACCTGTTGTACCTGTAACCTGTATTCCTAATTTATATTTACCTCCCGCTAAATTTATTTTTGGTCCAAATTGTGCGATATCATTTAATGTTGATTGTGTATAACCAGAAACAACAAAAGGTACCGATGTGTAGTTATAGGAATAGTAATCGTTAATATTTGTGTTAGAATCTCCCGTAAAAATATAATCATAACTTATAGGAGACCCTGTCCAATTCCCACCCGCAGGAAAAAAAGTTATAGACCCTTGAGGGTTAGATATAACAGCATTTGTATATGGAACATTAACTATTTTTTGTACTTTTGAGATTCCCCAAGGAGAATTTGCGATTAACGTGACTGTATAATTGTTTGGTGCTGTTGGATAAATGTGTGTTATTGGTGTAATACCTAAAACAGGTTGTTGTGGTGAACCATCTCCCCAATCTAAAGTATACGTTACAAGTTGTAAGAATTTTATTAGTTCTAAATCCGAAGTATTATAAAATGTAAATGTGTAGGGATTCAAAGTATTCGCGGTTACAATGAAGTTATTCAAAACGTCTGCCTGTAAAATTAAACCGTCGGTTGGTGTATACCAACCAATATCAACAGCCGATTCGGTAATCATAATGTTGACAGATAAACCCGTTAGAAAAGATGTTCCACCAGTATTCCCTGATAAAAGATAATCCATTGGAAGATACACACCAGTAGTTCCTGTTGTAGTCGCACTAAAAGTAGACGCCGTAAGACAACAAGGATCTATAATTGTCGTAATATCAGTATCTCCTGTGTAGGTTACGAAAATAATATCACTTTTAATATTTTCAGGTGAAACTATGAATTTATATTCCTGTAATTCCATTATGGGTTCACATATTCAAAAAACTTTATCGGTGTTACTGTATCCCCAATTCTTTGATTTGTTGGTATTGAAAACACTTCGTATGTTTTGTCATTATAATTTAAATCTACTCTATAGTAGAAATAATCCGCATTATTAAAATTAAATTTATTTGGAGTTATTGAGGTTTGTACCGTATTTGTCATTTGTTTGAACACTCCTAATCTTGCATCAAAAAATTTGGCGGTCATGAAGAAAGTATCTATATCGATAAAATCTCTATATCTTAACCAATAAATTGCAAATCCTTCTTTATCACCAATATAATCTAAGTTCATTTTTGGTTTTTTAATTTCAACCGGTGGAGTAATTGGTGATAAACTTACTGTTTGAGTTTGTCCTTGTTGTACAGGTAATATTATGGACAAATATATTTGTTGTGTTCTTTCTTCGGTAGTATCATACAAGTCAAGCTTGAAGAATGATTTAGTAAACGGTTTTGCGTAATAATAGACTTCCTCAGCACTAAATCCATTATTTAAATATGAAACCGTCCATGCAGTTAGAGGAATTGTATTTGCGGTTATTGGTTGTAAATCATCATAAAAATAAAATTCGTAGTTGATTGCCGAATCCATATTTGGAAATACGTTATGATCAAATTTTGCAATTTCAAAATCAATAGGTAAACCAATAACTCTTCTAAGAACATCTGTTTCATATTCCGAAATACTGTCATCTCTACCTAAAAAATCCCACTGCATGTTCACAGGGACATTTACAAATTGATCAAGATCTGTTTTTAATATTTTAATCTTACTCGCATTCATCGGCAACAGGGTCAGATATTGTAGTTATGTTCGCAGGAACCGATCCTAATGATGCATAATCACTTGGGATATTATAATCTTCAGGTGTAATTCTAAAAATAGTATCTATAAAAGGATAGTGAGCATTATTTAAATATGGAAAATCAACACCAACACCGTCTGTATCAACATAACCATAAGGGTATTTATCTCTCCACCTAAATAGAGCCGATAATGTTGAGTAGTAAGCATAGTCAGGTATTCCGACAACGTTTGTTGAACTCCCTTCTTCAATATATTCAGAAAATGCACCTATTTGAATCGGGTTATGTGGTCTGTAAAAATAACCAGGTTGATTAGATGTTGGTAATGGGTTGTCTAACCTAAACCAATTTTCATTATATTTTATTTTATGTTGGTAAATTGAAATTACTCTCTCAAATTGATTGTAGTCATTCCATTCACAAAAATCACCGTCAATAGTATCACCTGAGGTTAAAAATGAATTATAGAAAAAAGGACCTTTATTCAATAATGAGTTGTAAGAATATTGTGGTATTGTAACGTTTGAATTAACATTGCTGTTGTCCCACCATGTTTGAGGTTTTTTATTTTCTAAATAGGTGTTGAAGTACCAACCTTGTTTCAAATTTCTTGTCCAACCAAAATATCCTCTCCAAATTGAGGTAAAAAATAATTCTGTCAATGGTCTGCCTTGGTTGTCTTTCAATCCTTCAATATCAATATCGCAATTGAACGCTAAAGTGTAAGATCTTGATCCTTCTTTAACTGATGTTCTTTGTTTCTGATTGGGTGTTAAAGATTTTATTTCACATTTTGTTTTGTCCCCATAGATGTTCCTCTCAAATCCTGCGTTAGATAATACTGTACAATCAGGTGTAGTCATTATTTTATGTTTTCTAATGTAATATTCACTTATTGTATCAGCAGAATTAGCAGCGTTTATAACTCTTTTAAATGTTCCTTGGGTGTTGGTAACAAAAGTACTACCTGTATAACCAACATTTCTTAAGTTAAAAATGTAAAGATTTGATCCATAAGCAGGATCTCCTAAACTTGAGACCTGAAACATCTGATTACCATTGTAGTTAATTGACATATAAACAAATTCTCCAACTGTCAAACCATGTTCAACGGGGCATTTGAATGTTATATTAGTTAGTAATTTATCGCTACCTTCAACAATGTAAAAAGGAATTCCGTCTGATGCAACCCAAGTCCAATTTATATTACTGTCAGGTTCAACCGTAAAAAGAGTTTTGTTATAAACATTACCATAAGCATAACTAATATAATGAGACCAATTATAAGTTGAGGCACTAACGTTTTTAAAATTCAAATGGTTATTTGGTGGATAAGTGTATCCAACAACATCTTTATCAGTTCTTATGAAATCAAATTCAGGATATTGTGGAAACCCTTCCCAAGGAATAGTTTGATCTGTAGGTAATGGTGGTACAGATGGTACATTACCTGAAGGGTAGTATGAAGACGCATTATTGATTGGGTTAGTGTAATACAAATTATCCCTAAAAGGTTCATAAACTGTTGATCCAGTAAAGGCGTTTTCAAAAAGAATTGTAAACTTAGTTACAGGTCTGAAAATTGTACATGTTTGTCTTTCTTGATCAAATACATCAACTAAATTCAAATCAATAGATCGGTCAAACTCAATAATTTCTTTCATTGATTGAGCGAACGGCACATTGATTGCTTGATCAGTTCTCGGAGCTGATTTAAATCTTTCTGTGGATAGTATTATTCTATATGATGGATCAACTGTCATCTTAATCTTGAGTTGCTACATAAAGTTTATAAAATCTATCTATCGCAGTTTTTCCATTATTCAAACCAAAATAGAAGTGGTATGGTGCACCTACAACAACAGCATTACTTGAATTTGTGCTAGGGTCTCCTTGTAGTATATTAGTCAATGGTGTAATTGGCATTGTACCTCCAGTTAAATTAAAGCTAGCTATGTATCCATATTTTGTTTGTGTTGTCATATACTTCTCACCCAAAGTTGTAAAATCTAAATCTTGATATTTTTTCTGAAAGAAACCTGAAGAATATGTTTGTGTGTACCAATTATTATCTTCAGATCCAAAAATGTTTGGTGTTCCAACGTAGGTTGTAGGTGTTTTTATCCACCATTTATAGTGAGGAACAACTTGTGATTTACCATATCCAAATTTCTCTTCAATTAACGGATTGAAGTTATAAGTTTCAATTCCAGGTGACATTATTTTTCGATATCTAATTTCGGGAGTATTTGCGGTAAAAAATAAACCTAAGATAGGTTTTATTTCATCCGAAGGTACACCAGAAGATAGACCATTCAAATTGTCACCAAAATAGATATAACTATTACTCGGCACGTTTTCAGTAATAAAAGGTAATACTTTCCATTCGGAATTTATCGATAACATTTGAGCCCAATCTCCGTCAATTCTATAACCACCTCTATCGCTATTAAAAAATTGTTCAATTCCTTTACCTTCAGTATTGTTTTGACCTTGTCCTATTGGTATAATTCTTTGTCTTACACCCTCATTCAATATTCTTGATAAGAATCCAAGTTGTATAATGTCAGAATTGTCTTGATAAGAAGTTGCCTTTAATTGATCAGCAAAATATGAACCAAATCCGTCAACACCAGAACAACATATTTCGTTGATAAAACTATCTCTCGGTCCCATATCAACAATTGTAGTTGGGAATTGTATTTGTCTAACATTATAACCTAAACCAGGAAATACTAAAAATTGTGCGGGTATATTAGGAGGAGCGGGGGATTGTTTACCAATAAATTTTTGTTGTTGTTCATTCCATGGTGATGATCTATAAAAGAAATTATTAGTTAAATCATTGAATATAATAACATCGTCGCAGTAGTTGTAGGTAGGGTTTGTTGGGTCTAATCCGAATGTTGTTCTTTTATTGAAACTATACATATAAAGAACTCCATTGATCCAATTGTTTTGGAAAACTTGTGCAAATACTCCTCTACAAGCGGCAAAGTTCATTGTAAACCTTACTTTCCACTCTAAAAATAGTCTGACATCCGCTCCATACTCTTTAACATAACGCCTGTTTAATAAACAATAACAACCATTTATCATTCTGTTAGTTGGAATCGAGCATTGATTTGAGGGTATTATGCCAACATTTGAACCTGATCCTGAGTAACATTCCAAAGGAACCATGCCCTCACATGTTAAAGAACTTGTTAATCCTGATGTTATTGAGTCACTATCAAGACCATCACCATTAGGTAAGTCCCCACCTGTGTTTATTGTTGGTGGTTCCAAAACACCTGTTAATGTATAAATTGAAAAATTATCATTTTGGTGTAAAAGGTATCCTGTTCTTAAATTAGCACCATTTTGTATGCCAGTGGATGTAGGTAATCTATCACTCCTCATAACTATTCGATTGTAGTTTGCCAAATTGAATTGAATAGGTCCTGATAATGATCCTGACCCAATGTATCTATAGTAAGCCGGTGAATATAGAGCAGTTAGGTTACCATTGTTTGGTGCTGTCACGAAAGATCCATTATTTGTATTAAAATATTGTGTTTTTTGACAATCTTGATTACAAGGGGGGTTGTTATCTGTAGTCATAAACGGTTGATTACTTAATGTTGTATCCCACCAAGCTAAATATGATCCACCCACCATATAAGAAGTTTGACTCAGAGGTACAGATCTTACAGAAGATAGTGTTGTTAAACCACCCGAGGTTTGTGTACTATTTGTTGACCAAATAGGAGCTGGAATGTAAGAAGAGGAAATAGTATCATCTATACTTGAATAGAAATAAGGTAGGTTTGAGGTAAATGCGGTAAATTGAGTTTGGTCGGGTGTAAACGTAAATGAAGGAAAATATAAAGTTGTATTTGAGTTTGTTGTTGTATTATGACTTGTTGGTTTCAAACCAGTTGGTAGAGCTTGTATTGGTTGATTTAAATAATAACTACCTTCAACTGTAACCGTACCATAATTTGTATTACCAAAAATTTTAGACAAGTCGTACTTAATAGTTTGTGGTGCTGAGAATGGATCTACCCCCCTAACAAATATACAAACTTCATAATTTTGATAATTAGTTGCAAATCTTAAAACATCTGAAATAGAACCTTGTTGAGATAAACTATAAGGAGCCCCACATGATGATATTCTATATGTTATGTTGTGAAATAAATATGAGCTTGGAAAATAACCTGAATTACCTCCATTATAACCCGAGTTAGTTTCAAAATCAGAAACTGTAATACCAGTTATTAACTGAAAATATTCTACGTCTGTGGCGTATTGTAAATAAGATTGTTCTACGGTCGGATTACCAGCGACAGGTAGTTGGCTTATAGATGGTTGTATAAATGGTACTGTAACAGGAATAGAGGCGTTTGGGTTACTTGGGTTTGCGTAATTTATGGTTACTGAAGTTTGTCCTGTAAGAGTAGTACCAGTGATTGCGGTATTATTGAACTGATTTGTAGTTGCACCTGTTAAGTTGATCAATCTATTACTAGATTGTGAGTCAGTATATTTTGGGTCCTGAAACGTACAAACCCCACCGACACCAATTTGTGATGCGGTACCTGCATTCATTAACACAACCAAAACTTGATCTTCGAAGAAATTGGAACTTAAACCGGGATTTACGGTAGTTTTGATTCTATTCACACCTGTACCCGCAGCACTTGACGTGTTTGAATAGAAATATTTGTCTCGTGTGTTGAAGTCGTTCAATTTTTGAGGTAAAGTTACTGATGTTGGGTAACCAAAGAATCTTTCATCGCTACCCGCACTATCTTTTCCAGAAAATAAAAATGGTTGTGGGGCATGTAATAAATAAAACTCAGTATAATAAGCGTTCGGATCCGTTGATGACAGAACATCATAACCTGACGCAAGTCTTTTGAAATCAAGGACTGCTCTGACAGCTAAATCAGGAACTATATCGTCATTACCTATTAAAGTTTGTAATGATTTAAATATAGGACTAGCACCACCACAATCATAAGGATCATCACCATCTTGATTTACCTGTAAATTTGGGTGATCGAATTCATAAGTTATTGGTGAACTCAAAGGTGCTAAAACCGTATTTGGTTCTGCAAAAGTTATATCATAACCAAAACCTGATGATGAATCACCTAAATCATCCTGAGCGTCTTGAATTTCTTGTTGTATATCATTCTCATCAAAACCATCCTCAATTGTCGCATTACCACATTGACAATCACAGCTTGTACAATCAGGGTATGCAATCATTGGTAAACCGATTCTTGGAAAGTTAGAAACTCTTCCATTATCTAAACTTTCTTTAAAGAATTTTGTATAAAAAATTGTGAATACGACACCGGCAGCGACTAATGCCAACGCATATATTCCTTTTGCAATAATTTGTAGATAAGTACCAAAATTAACTACAGGTCCACCAAGTGGCGTAAATGCAAAAGTTTCAGCAATATAATAAGCCAAATCTACACCAGCCTGTACTCCCATAGCAATTATGAAAGGACCTAAGAATAATAATAGGTATTTAAGAATTGGCCAAAGTAGTGCAATTAAATGCGCTACAAATAATAAAACTAAGATTGGGAATGTTAAAATGTTAATGAGTATGTTGAACACAAAAAATATAAAATCAAAGTTTCTAATAATATCATTTACAGGAAATGTGTTAACAGTAGATTTACATGTTCTATTATCAATTTCTTTAATACCTAAATGTTTTGCCCTACCTACGCCGTTTTTATATCTATCCAAAAACATTGCGGTAGTGTATACTTTGTTGTATTTAAATTCGTAGAAAGTATCTTCACAATCTATAGCTTCTTGAGGATTAACGTAGTCATCCCAATCAGTGCTGAAAGCATATGATTTTAACAACTTAAATAATTGTAATGGATATTCAGTAAAACTAATATCTTGTGCTTGAGTAGGGTCTACAGGTGTTGCAACAATCAACAAAGTATCATTTTGATTTAATGTGATTGAATTTAAAGTTCCTGTATAAACAACACCGTTAATATAGATAGAATAAGATTCTACGTTAATTGTTACAGGGTTTGACAATCCAACACTTGAGGGTGAAGTGTATGTTGTTCCTGTAGTTGACCCAATTGGAATTTGAGGGTAAGTAAAGGTAGTTGGATTTTGATTAAAAGGGTCTGAATTACCAGTCCAACCATATTCTTTGACATTAGGTACTAAAAAATCTGCCCTTTGAAAATTACCTTGTAGTCCTTGGTCATTTTGCCATTTAAATTTGAATCGATATTTTCCTTTTGTTGGGATTCCTTTCGATGGATCATCCGATAAAACTTGTTGTCCAAATTCATTTGTAAAAACATAATCCAAATTCATTGGTACATTCATTAAAAATGTCCCATCACCATCTATAACTTTTCCTTCTTCTTCAATATCATAAACCTCAAGTAAAGGAAGTCCGTTCGAATCTGTGTTTATAGTCTGTCTAACAGATTTAATTTCACCTGGACCTGAAACCAATTCACAAAGATTTCCTGTGTTGTTTTTTGGTTTACAACTTACTTTAAGAGCATCATCATCAGTTGTCGATATAATCGACCCCATAAAAATTGATGTTGGTTGTATATTGATATTTGCCTGTTTAGTTAAATCGAAATCAACTCTTGTTATTCCAACTTGACATAATTCGGCGTCCCCCCAAAAAGGTCTAACGTCAACATCAAAAACTAAATTTTTAATTTGAGGTAGTTCTCTCAAATTAGTTGATGTCCTAAAAGTGGATCCATTAACTTGAGTTTCTGTTGCCAATCCTTGTTGTATCAAGTCTTGTGGGGATAGTGAAAAACATCCAATATCCGATAGGTCAACGTCCATTACTATTGTTTGATTTCCGATTGGTACTCCAAAAATCATAAAGTCACCACTCTCATTTGTGGTAACCGTATATCTATAGTACTTGTCATAAACCTCAATATATGATTCATCCATTAAAACGTCACCAACGTTAGGAAATGATCCTGTCGATTGATGTCCATTGTATGATGGTAGTTTTGGTAATAAATTATATCTATAACCAGCCTCGTTAGTGTCTGTAATTGTTTTGTATGGATATAGTTCTGATATCACAGGGTCTAATTCATCCGCATCTTCCAAAGGAATAAATACCGATACTTTCGCCTTTGGTAAACCAAAACCATTATTTACAAAAACTCTACCAACAACAACACCGTAATCGGCACAGAAACGTGTGTATAAGTCATCGGCTAAAATCTTCAAAGAAAGTATCTCTAAAGATTCCCAATCTTGTTCGAGGTTCACATTGATATATTTATCAACACCAACTTCAGTCCTAATTCTATATGATTTGGGCATTAAAAATTCGTTTTTTCATAAATAGTTTATTTCCTATTTTAGAAAAGATAAACTTGTTTTTATAAAAATAAATCGCTATGAAAAGTTAACCGATTTAAGGTTGAGAACCCTAACATTTATATCCTTATTTGGATATCTAATTTGATAGATTTGTGTTGGGGTTGCAAAGATAGTATCCGCAGTTGGTTGGATTTGTCTTGTTAATGGGTTTGAATATGGCATTGATGTTTGTGCCGATGAATACTGACCTCCAACTTGATTAAAGAACGAAATGTCAGAAAGACTAACAATTCCATTTTCGGATTGTATTAACCTTCTTAATTCAGATATATTAACATTTTGACCTAACTCCCTAACAAGTGGGTTAAAGAACTCAGAAACTATTTGTATAGTTTTAGAAATAATCGCACCTTGGTTTTGACTATTATCCAACACAACGTCAACAGTTACTGAAAGATCTATAGTTTCTGCAGCTTCGATTGAAATATAATCATTTATCATTCTATAGTTTGATAAATAATTTGCAACATTTTGTTTTAAGGTGTTAGAGACAACATTAGTAAGACTACCACTTGTATCATAAGATAACATTTTTATTCTTATCTTATTATTTTCTTCTGTGATTGCAACTTTTGCAGGAGCTCCAAACTGAGAAGGCATTGTTCTAATTAAAGAATTGTAATCATTTACCGTAACCGCTCTGTTTTGTGCTGCAAAATTAAATGAAACCAAATTTCTAACATCTTCAGTCGTTGGTATATTTGATCCTCCAATTGCGGCAGTTACGTTATTACACTGTAAGCTGTTTATAACACTTCTGTTTACAGACTCGGAAGGTCCATTAACCGCAAATGATACTGTACCTATTTGATTTATAGTGTTTAGACCGACATTACTAGCAAGTCCTCCACCAATTCTATATTGAACGAACAAAGTAGTATTTGGTGTTAGAGCGGCACCCAAAGAATAATTATTGGTGTATCTACTCAAATCAAATCCTTTACCATCTCTAGCAAATTCTCTCAATTGTTCTTCAGCGGAAATATTACCCCCACCGAATGTTATTTTACAAAATCCTTCAGGTGTATATTCCGAAATAAATTTGTTGGACGTTGTAATATATCTACCTACTTTAATACCAGGTTGATCAGATACTTTAGTTGGGTCTTCAACAAATACCCTATCTTGTACTAAAGCGTCAACTTCAAACCATCTTTCAGGTCCTAATGTGAGAAAATCCTGTGGATTTGGTATAGTGGAATATTGTGTACCTGATTTTAATAACACACTTGAAATTCCTAAAATGTTTTTTTCAGGTAAAAATAATTCAAAATATGGTTTTACATCATTTGGGGTAACTACTCTTTTGAAAACTTTAGTGATCCCGTTAACTACAACTTCTCGTTTAACTATTGTATAGTTGATCAACTTACCACTAGAGTCAAAATTAGGGATTTTTACTCTATTTGGTGATCCTTCAGCGTTTATTGGTGATGCAAAATCAATATCATAAACAGTTTCAAAAGGTTGTCCAGCCCCATTTACTTGTGAACCTCTTCTCAAGACACCACAATATCTTATATCTTCTCTATCTCCAAATGCCGGAACTGTGATTGAAAAGTCCACTAACGCAACGGAAGGTCTTTGACCTGGTATTTTTAAACCATAAGTTCTTGCAATATTATAAACGGAATTTTTTTGTTGTGCAAACTGTAAAACGGTTTCTTGAATACTTCTGTCTATTTGATAATTTAAATTATCAGTTACTGCAGCATTCAAATCTAACATGACTGAAAAAATACCAGCGTCATTGAAATTTTGTACTAAATCAGGATAGTAAGTTCTAGTAAAATTTATAAGCTCTGTTCTTACTCCTTGGAAATCCCTAACCGTATAGGATATTTTTTTCTCTGCCATATATTATTAAATATTTAATATCACAAAATCCTGTGATTCAAAAGCCGAATCTGTTATTCTGTAATCAATTTTGATTCTTGCCGTATGTTCTAAATTAGAAATGTTAGTAACTCTAAATTCTCTTTCACCATCTTGATTTACAGTATAACCTTTGTCCTCTAAACCGGCAGAACCTGGTTCAACGGTTATATTAGTTACCTGTAAATTAGGCATGTAAGTCCTTACTGTGTCTCTTATTTCTGACTCAATATCGGAAAACGTTGGACCGTCCAACGGTTCGAAGATAAATTCATATAATCTTGTACCAAAATCAGGCAAAAAATACCTACTACCTTTTCTAGTTAATAATAAATGAACAAGATTAGATCTAATTTCACCTTCAGTAGAATTAGTAACGTCCAAATATCTACCTGTAAACGAATCCACAAAAGGGAACGAAATTCCATAAGTTATACCATTTGCCATATCACATATAAATATAAGTTAGGTTTTTTTTAAGTAAAAAAAAATCACGAGTATCCGTGATTTTTAATTTTAATAAACTTAAAAGTTTTTAAGATGAACAACCAAAACATTCAAAGTCAGAATTATCGGGTCTTGCTGGTAAATTTAAATGTGAATAATCCACTTTAGGAGGTTCGGGTGTTGACTTTGGTTTTTCTCTTTTGGATATATCCATCGCCAAGTGTTTTGCTCCTGTTGAAATTGCCTTAGTTCTGACATAATAACAAAGTGTTTTCAATCCACTCTCCCAAGAGTGAAAATGTGACGAAGTAATTTTTGATAATGTAGGGTTAGACATATAGATATTCATCGATTGTGATTGGTCAATAAATGGCGCTCTATCTGCCGCCATATCAATAAGTTGTTTTTGTGAAATTTCCCAAATTGTTTTATATTTAGGAATTAAGTGTTCAATTCGTTTAACTTTCTTATTGTAATTTTTATCTTCGGAATCTAAATAATTGTTAAAGTTAATATTTTGAATTGATCCTTCATTAAAAATAATTTCATTTTTTAAATCTTCAGACCAAATTCCAATTTTTTCAAAATCATTGATTAGATATTTGTTAACAATCATAATTTCACCTCCAACAACTCGTCTATTAAAAATTGCCGAATGTGCAGGTTCTGTCATTTCGTATGAACCAGTAATTTTTGCTGATGAAGCGACTGGCATTTGAGCTGTAAACAATGAATTACAAACACCGTAAGATCTAACATTTTCTTTCAATTTGTTCCAATCCCACATTCCTGAAAGTTTTGTTTCATCCAAATTCCACATATCGAATTGAAATGTTCCTTTGGACATTGGTGACCCTTCAAAAAAATTGTATGGTTTGTATTTACCGTTCATACACAATTGATTACTTTCGTAAATCGCAGCGTAGTAGATAGTTTCAAAGATATCCCTGTTTAATTTTTTCGCCTCTTCGGAAGTAAAAATATAATCCATTAAATAGAACACGTCCGCCAACCCTTGAGTACCAATAGCAATTGCTCTTTGCTCTAAACCACCTTTTTTACCTTTATCAGTTGAATAGTTATTTATATCTACTACTTTATTCAAAGATCGGACAACTTTACGAACTTCACTAAATAAAAGTTCAAAATCAAATTTTCCTGATTTAATAAAGTTTTTCAATACCATAGATGAAAGTGTACAAATTGCGGTTGTTTCTTCGTCAGTATATTGATAAATCTCATTACAAAGATTGGATTGTTTAATGACACCAATGTTCTGATGATTAGTTTTACGATTTGCATTGTCCTTAGAACAAAGGTATGGAACTCCTGTTTCTACTTGGGACTCTACAATTTTACTCCAAATATCTTGAGCCTTAACTTTTTTACCAAGTCCCATAGTTACCGCTTTGTCATAAACCTCTTCATATTCATCTCCATAACATTCTTGTAATGGTTTCAAACCTGCTTTCTTTATGTCGTTAGGACAGAATAGATACCAATTATTGTTTTCTTTTACCGCCCTCATAAAGTTGTCAGGAATCCACAGAGCT